AGACCTATTGGTCATGATCGACCTCCCCTGACCAGGCACTACACCGTTAATCTCAAAGGTGCCGTCCTTATTGAGAATCCACCCCTGCTGACCCGCGATATAGTTCGTCGAACTGATATAGGCGCCGATCTTGGCGTTGGTTATCGTGCCATCTTGGATGAACGCAGCATTTATGAAGGTCTGCCCGCCCGTAACAGCAAACGGCGACACAGGCACACCACTGGCCAAGTTCAACAACATAAAGGTGTCGGCCCGCACAACGAACTGCGACGACACCCCGGACGGATCCACCTGAAGGCCCAAGCCGAACGATGCGGCGTATTTCTGGCCGCCGGCGGTGGTCTCCATCTTCACCGACCAGAGGGTTTGCAACTGCCCGTTGGTGTTTGCCAGCGCGCTTGAGGTTTCCTGAATTGCCGAGGTGTTCTGACCGACAGTCGCTTGCAACTGTGTGGTCTTCGTTGCCTCTGCCTCAATGGCTGTCGCCCGGACTTTGCTCTCTTGGACAATTGCGGCCGTGCTTGCCCACCCCTTCAATGCATCTGCCTTGGCCCCACTGCCACTGTCGTCGCGCGCAGAAGCCCGCAGTGCATTGGTAGTGCTGGCCTGGGCAGTGACCACACCATCGATCCTGGTGATATCGGTGGTGTTGGTGGTTACCTGCTGCGCCAGACCGTTTGCCGTTTCCACCGACTGACCAACGTCCAGCCAGTAAGTGGCGTTTGGCGGAGGGTTGTTTACCGGAACCTGAACCTTCGCCTGGTAGATGCGATCCGCCTCCACCACCATCTGCCCTTTCAGGTACACCTGGGTTGGGACATAGCCGCCCAGGGTGTCGAGATCGTCGATCTGATCCTGCAAGCCGTCCAACTCGCTGATCAAGTCCTGGCCCAGCTGGGTTTTGGTCACCTTTCCTGTGAGGATTTCCAGGATCGGCCCAGCATCCGAGCTGGCCTGCCCCATAACACCGCCAACCACTGGATAGAACGGCCCGACATTGCCGGTCCGGTCCACCAGGCGCGCCCAGAAGAACAGGGTTGCGCCAGCCAACAGCTGCTGCATGCGATAGTCCGCCTGCGGATACGCCAGGTCGGCCAGCTTGGTCGCTGCGCCCAGGTCGTTCGCAGGGCCATACCACAGCTCGGTGCGCTGGGTGTCCTCCGCACCAGATGGGAAACCCCATTTGATGCTGATCCCGAAGAGCTCGCTGGTGGTGGTCAGAGACGACACCGCCGGCGGCAGACCGGTCTTGCCTTCAAGGTTTGTCAGGCTGGAGCTTTTCCAGATCGAAGATATCTCGAACGCACTCACCGACCGAACGCGTGCCACATAGGCGCCCGAGTAAATGCCGGTGACGTCAACGCTCGTCGAGCCCGTCCGCTGCACCTTGATCCAGTTGCCGCTGTCCTTGCGCCACTCCACGTCATATGCAACCGCGCCAGCAACAGCGGGCCACGAAATGTTCATGGTGCTGATCGCCAGGCCCTGATCGATGGAAACGTTCGATGTGATCGTGACGCTCGCCGGCGCCGGAACCACAGTGATCGGGATCACGCTGATTGGACGCTCTTCCAGGCGAGCGCCGGTATCAATGCTGGAAAACTTGCTAGGCTCGTACTGCAGGGCACTAATGTCGTAATCACCCTCAGGCGTCCGCGCGGTTCTCATCACCCTATATAGAGGGATAGCCAGGTCGTCAGCGTCGATTGCCCATTGGAGTTGAGCCGCGGGCGCCTCGCTGTAGGCAACGGTCACCGTTACGTTACGGCCGCTCACGCTTTCCACTGTGCGCCCCTCGGCACGCCCATTTGGAAGGTTGATAACCAGCCGGTCGCCGGCCTTGGCAAGGGTGTCGCGATCCAAAGTGATGACCTTCCCCGCTGCGGCCGCAATGCGCCCGCCAATCTCCCGGCCAGCCAGAATCGAGTCGGCTACAGGGATAATGAAGCCTGGCAACGGGATGCGGCCTTCCATGCCGGTTCTGAAGCTGATGGTTCGGTCCTGGTTATTGCTCAGTACCAGCCATTTAGCTCGGCGCTGCGCCTCGGATGCCCGAGTGCAGCCGATGGCGCTGATCTCAGTCGGTTTGTCACCAAGGCGGCGCTGGAGCGGCAGGTCGGAATAGACAGTGACGTCGGTGTCATAGTTGTTGAGCGGGTTGTCGTAGCTGACCAGGCAACGAGTAAAGCGGGTCTTCGCCGAGGCGCTGCCGTAGGAGATTTTGCCGTCGATGACGTTCGAGCGGGTGAAGACATAGTCGATGTCCTGCGAGCGAGGCATATCGGCCTGCATGACCAGTTGGCCCTGAGCCCAGTACGTCATGCCGCGATAAATGCCGGCGATATCGCGCAGCAGAGACCAGGCGTCGGCTTTGCCCTGCAGGTTCATATCGCAAAGAAAGCGCGGCTCCACACCGTCGGCACCATTGGGCACCATTTGGTCGCAGTACTGCGCGATGCGGTACAGCTCCCACTTGTCGACCATCCACGGCTTGATACGGCGGCCAAGGCCAAAACGGTCCTGGGTGCAGATGCCGTAAGTGATCCAGGCCGCGTTATTGGTCCAGGCCTCCTTCATCGTACCGTCCCAAGCACCGGTGTACGTCCTGGCCAACGGGTCGTAATTGCTCGGTACCTGCCAGCGGCGCGCTTTGCACTTCACGGTCACGGCCGGGATATTGGTGAACTGCTCGGCGTCGAATTCGATGAATAGCAGCGCTGTGTTCGGGTAACGCAGCTTTGCGTCGATCACCTGGGTGTAACCAGCGATGAACAGGCTGTCTGCGATCTTGTCGGTGTTCTGGTTTGGGGTAATGCGGCGAACTCGAATCAGCCAGCCACTGGTGGCCGGCGGGAGATCGATACGCATGGACTTTTCGTAGCGAGTGGTTGCCTTGCCTGTAATGGCTCCAACCAATACCTCCTGATACGCCCCTCCGTCAGTAGCTATATCGACCGCGTATTGGATGCTGTAACCACCGATGTTCCCTTCGCCGTCCTGGCTCGCCAGTCGAGGCGTGGCCAGCCGAATGCGCGCCGCCGACAGTTGCAGGTTGGTCAGCGACTGGACCCAGGGCGTACCGCTGCGCAGCTCAACGTTCAGCGAGGTCTCATTGTCGACAGACGGGATTCCGGGAATGTAGGTCTGATCGACCGAGCCCGGCCGCCAGTCCCACTTCACGTTGGTGAAGTTGAAATTGCCGCTAGCATCCTGGATGGGAGTGTTGTCCAGGAAGATATCGCGCGCCGTGGGTGTGCCGTCGAATTCACCCTCGCCCACTGCGATCAGGATCTTGGCGACGTTGGTGGAGCGCAGGCTGTCAGGAGCCTCTACCGGAGACTTTGGCTTGCTCTCGCCACTTTTCGCCCCGTGAATATCCAGCTTCTGTGCTGCGCCCATGCTTTCCTCCAGGCAATAAAAAACCGCCTCTTGGGCGGCCTGTTCGCTTCGGTTCGTCTATGTCTTGTCTTCGGCGTAGATCGAAGCCGAAATGATTGCGCCGCCCCACCGGCGCTCACCAATGCAGATGGGGACAGGGTTGCCGCTGGCCGTGGTGTTCTTGGCGCTGCCGAATGCGTAGCTAGGCATGTTTTCTGGCGATGCGCTCTGCTTGAGGCCCGCGGCCTGAGGGCTGAGCATCTGAATCACGCCGCCGGCCAGCAGCGCGATACCTGCAGGCGCTGTCGGTGCACCGAAGTAACTGGCCGCAATCAGCACAACGCCGAGCACAATCTGCAAAATCCCGCCGCGCTTGCTGCCTTCGATCACAGGCACAATCCTGATTTCCCTGGCCCCGCCCATGCCGAACTCATCGGCCCCGACGTTTTTACGGTTACGGAAGATGGCGAAGCGAAGGCCGAGGCGATCAAGACGGCGGATCTCGGCCTCGAATCCTTCAATGGTGGCCTTCAGTGCCCGGAAAACTTCCCAAGTGTCGCCCGAAGCAACCTGGCGCCGGTGCAGCCTGCCGAACTTTTGGGCAAGCGAGCCGGACAGCTTGATAGTGGTCATTGGTGAATAAACGATGGCGCTCATCGGGCCTCCTTGTGTCGAAGAATTAAACGGGTGCGCTGGAGCCACGGGCCACCGTATACGAACACCTCGGACGGACGACCATACAGGTGGTGCAGGACAAACGGCCCAGGTCCGAAAATGCTGACATCTTCGCCGGGCAGCGCCGGGTCAGGCCCCAGGTAGATACCGGCATGGTTCGGGTGAGCGGTACGGCCGACCTCCATCACGATCATGTCGCCGCGCTGCGGACTGTCGACCCGCTCAAATCCGGCGGCAGCATAGTTCGCCTCGTAGAGGCTGGTGCTGTCTGCAAGTTCCCACCAGCCATCGGCGCGCTGGAAGTCTTCAAATTCAAGCCCCCACTCCCGCTGATACCAGTCTGCGCAGACCTGCCAGCAGTCCCAGGCACCGTGCACGAACGGGCGCTTGAGCAGCGGCGTGCTGCCGGTAGGCGTGATCGTGCGCAGGTCTCCCTCTGGCCATGACAGAATGTGCCAGGGCAAGTCCGTGGCCTCGCACATGGCAAGGTCTCGCGATGACGGCCGACTGGTGGCGTCCGGGTGCGAGTGCACGATACCGATGACCTGACCCTGGTCTTCCGCCGCGGCGTAGTCCTCTGGGTCGAGCCGGAACTCTTCGTTTGGCTCCGTGGCGATGTTCCGGCACGGGAAGTACTTCTGCGCCCGGCCCACGGCCAGCACCAGCCCGCAGCACTCTTTCGGGTACTCGGCCGCAGCATGCGCCTGGATGGCCGCAATGATGTGTTTGCGCATATTCAGCTCCGGGCGATCAAGGAAACAGCGGGGAAACCACCGAACGAGGCGGGGTTTCCCACGCCGAAGCGTGGGTCGCAGCCCTTGCCAAGCGTTCCGTCGCATTCGTCGAGCTCAGGGTCATCAGTGACAACCCCATCCTTTGTGACGTAAGGGCCGGTGTATCCACAGTTGGGGCCTCTGTAACCCCCCGTGAGGCACCAGTGGCACAGCGTTGTCATCTGCCTGCCGATCGTTTCGCCGCCGACATCGCCCGGGCTGGCCAGATCCCAGGTAACCGAATCGCCGTCCTCGTTGGTTTTCTGATCGACATACCAGACCTCGATAGATTCCTGGGTGGGATCGGCCGTGGGATTGCCACCTTCGAAGTTCACTGCGTCGAGAAACTCGGCCAGCGTGTTGCGAATTGTCAGCTTGAACTCGAGCAGGTCCTCGAAGGCCAGGCATAGCGCGGTGATGCGGCCATTCACGTTGCCGACCGACAGCTTCGGCCGTACCGCGGTGCCGTCTCCATTCGCCTCGCTGCCCTCGTACTGCATGGGCCAGGCGCCGTACTCTTCGCCCTTCCACCAAATCGACTTGGCCGGCAACTGGTCAGCGTTGCCGCCGGCGGCGATCAGTTCTGCAGGCGTATGCGGTATAGCGTGGCCATGGAAGCGCAGAACATCGGCGCCGTAGTCGCTGCCGTCCAGTTCGAACAGCATGACTTCGTTGCCAGGCTCAAGAGTCTGGATAGCGTTGATCAGCGACATGGATTGACCTTTACGGGTGAAAGGCGCGCTCGAACGTCGCCGTCACTTTGAATACTCCCCCACCCATAGGGGTGGGGGTTGGGTTCTTACAGGTGAACAGGCCCAGCTGGCCGAGCGGCGTGGTCCACAAGAAGGCCTTGGCGCCCTGGTGGCGGTCGAAGAAGGCCATCAAGGCCAGGGCCGTCGACGTGTTGCCCGTGTGGGTGATCGGGTAGGAATCGACTTTGTTGTTGATCCCATCCCCGACCTCTTGCTTGTAGCCGTCCCCGAACTGTGAGGTGCGCACCCGATACGTGATATCGGGCGCCTCCCCGTGCTGGGTGGCCCAGGTGAACGTTTCAATCGCCATGGTTACCTCCCATTGATAGCGCGCCAGATGGCCCCACCAGGCTGAACACCGCGTGCGATGGCTGCCTCGGCTTCTGCCTTGGTCGCCTGCTGGATGCTTCTGCCGGCCTGGGTGGTGTCTTCCTGCGTTGCTTTGCCGCCATCGCCGGCCGTCTGCACGGATACCGAGACGGGGAAGTTGTAGGTGTTGCCACCGACCGCCCCGCCACCACCGCCACCCAACGCCCGAACCCCAAGCTCGCCGCCCGCCGTTCTGGTCAGCGGCATGATTGCCTCCGGCCCGGCCTCGGCGAAGATGCCCGCGCCCTTGGCGAACGCAAACATCTGCGGCTTGTCGTGCACCTGGTTGCTGAAGCTCGAAAGGCTCGGCGAGTCGTAGACGCCGCCCTTGGCGTTGGCAGTAATAGCGCTGCCAATGCTGGAGCCGAAGCTGCCGGCGCCCGCCGCTGCACCTCCGCCACCACCGAAGTACGCCCCCAGCGCGCTACCCGCCAGGCTCGAAAGCAGTCCAGACGCTGCCTGCCGAGTTGCGATGCGTGCCATGTCGGCGATGATCGACTTGGCAAAGTCTGAGAACGACAACTTCCCAGTGATGGCGAAGTTTGCGACGGCATCCTCCATGCTGGAAAAGGCATTGGTGAACAGGCTCTTCGTCTGCCCCGCCACATCGTTGGCTGATTGAAGGTAATCCTCGAAAGCGGACGTAGCCCCGTTTCGCCATTCACCTTGCGCCTCAGACATTTTGTCGTAGTTGTCGACCACGGTGTCGCGGTACTTCCTTTCCGCATCCTCCAGGCTGCCAAGGTCGCGCATGTAGTCTTCCTGGCTGTACTTGTCAGGTGCGGTCTTGCGGCGATCCAGAAGTTTGGCGCGCTCGTCGTTGAACTTGTCCGCGGTTGCGTCGAGATTGGATTGAAGACCTGCTTGGCGGTTGCCGAGCCCCAGCCCATTTGCTGCGCGGGAGCCGGCAGCCGCAAGCGCTGCACGCTGACGTTCTAGCTGGTTAACATACGCCTCTGAGGCGGCCGTCAGTTGCTCCAGTCGGCCCTTCTCGCTTGTGGCGATAATCGTCAGCTGACTGTCGGCATCCTTTTGAGCTTTGACCATCCCCTGCCGTGCATCGGCAATCTTCTGGTCAAGCTGGATGCTCTGAGCCGCCGTCGTGGACTTCCTGCCCCTTGCCGCCTCCAGCGCATCAATCTCGGCCTGGTACGCCGCGGTGACATCGTCCTTTTCACGATTGATCAGGACCGACCGTTGCTTGGCATAGTCCGACAGCGACACCACGCCGGCTTTCTGCTGGGCCTCCAGCTCCTTCTGGGCGTTCCGGTATTCATTGACGATGTCGGAAAGGTTGTTTTTTGCGTTGTTAAAGCTGGTCAGGTCGACTTGGGAGCCAGCGGCCTTGGGGTCTTTGTTTTTGTCATTGAGACCTTTCAGCAAGGTATCGTAAGCACCCCCTGAGAACTTTTTACCGTCAAAATCGACACCATCCAGAAGCTTAGACTTTTGCCCGGTCCTCTCAGCGTTCTCGTAAAGCGTTTTGAACTTATCGTTGAGCTCGTCCAGCCCTGCTGCGCGCTTGTTTAGAGGGTTAATGGCATCCAGCTGCGCATCCAGTTCTTTTTGGACCTTGATAGCTTTCTGGTTTGCGTCGGTGTTCTCGCCAGTGATGATTGCCAGATTGGCACTGGCTGCTTGCCTGGCTTTCAGGCTTGCGAGTTTCTTCTCAAGCGCCTCAGTGGAGTCGTCATGCTCGCCGGAACCCAAGCCTAGCGCAGTATTGAGCGAGCTCAGCCCGTTGGAGACTGCGCCAGCGAATCCGCCACCCTTGCGAGTATCCAGCACGCGCTGGGTGATTTCGATCTGCTTTGCGAGGTCTGGAAAAGCTTCCGACCTAATGTATGAGTAAGCGCGTTTCGTAGCTTCGCCGATGTCATCCCAGTCGCGCTCTATGTCGGAGAGAGAGCCTCGATAGGTTTTCAGGCGCTCTAACGCTGCCTGATTCAAGTCCCCGCTCAGGACATCTAGTGCGCGCTGATGATCGCCTTGATCATCAATACCCTTGATCACCTGGTACTGTTCGAGGGTGAGCAACCCATACTGGCTGCTTATCTTGCCTGCAGCCTCCGTCGCTGTATCACCGGCATTGGCGAAAGACCTTGCGAGCTCGCCAGCGCCCTGACCTGTGATCTCGCTGATCGCTGCCGCAGCCTCAGCCAGGTTTCGCATCTGCGTGCCGCTTGTGGCAGCCCCCGATGCAAGCGAAACAACTGCTTCGCGCGCACCAGACAGGTTCCCGGTGACACGCCCTGCGCCGTCGGCCATGTCCTTCAGGCTGGCAATGGTCTGCCCGGCACCATTCGTACCGCCATTGATCGCGGCATTGAATTCGCGCGCCTGCTTCATCGCATCGAAGTAGGCGTAGCCCAGCGACCCAATTACAGCGACCAAAAGTCCGGCCGGGATCAGCATCCCTGCGAGGCTTTTCGCCGATTCACCGGCGCCAGCGCCCAGCTGAGCGATCGCGCGCGCACCACTGCCCAGGTCACCCGCCTGAATGGCATTGGCGAGCTGCATGACGTTTTCTTGAGCTTGGCGAGTGCCGAGCTTTAGCTTGTCGAATGCACCCGCGGCTTCAGTCAGGCCCGCTCTGTCCTTGCCGATCTTGGCCAGGGCTTCGTTATAGCGCTCGGCGTCGATCTGACCAGACTTGTGCAGATCATTGAGCGCCTTCTCCTGAGCCTCAAGCTTCGCCAACTTAGCGGTCACCGGGTCAATCCCGTTGACGGTACGCTTCAGCGCCTCAATCTGGCGATTCTCTGCCTCGATCAGCTTTTGCTTCTGGGCCAGCTCTTTGGCTTCCGCCTTTTCAATCTTGTCGTAGGCCTTTCCCAGTTGATCCTGGTACTTCGCCTGCTCCTCGATGGTGACCAAGCCGCCCTTGCGGGCGCGCTCCAGCAAACCCTCGGCCTGAACCAGCGACTCCATGCTCGAGATATTGCCGGTCATCGCCTTGTCGAGTTGGCTGATGACGGAGATTTCCGCTGCTGCGCTGTCAGTTGCTTTGCGACTTGCCCCGGATTGACGGTCCCTCGCTGCCGTCGATTTATCGATGCTTTGTGCAACGTCCGCCTCTGCCTGGGAAACCTTTTTACCGGTGCTGGCCAGGCCTTCGCCTGTTTTGCCCAGGTTATCAATGGCCTTCTGGGCGCCCTCAGCCGAATCGACCAGCTTGTCCAGATCGTCAGCAGCCTTTGCGGCCTGAGACGACTCGACGGCAATGCCCAGGGAGGCGAAATTAGCGCTCATTATTTTTCTCCGGGCATAAAAAAACCCGCCTGGGCGGGTTTGTTTTGGGTGTCTCGTGCCAGGCAATTACCCGTCACATAATTTTCACTAAAATACCGCTAGATCCGACTTCCCAAGCGCCTGCGATTTTCCCATTACGAAACAGGAACTTATAAGGCTTTGCGCCAACATATCCGCCGTAGCTGTTCTTTGCATTAACGGTAACGTCAAGCAAGTAACCTGCTTGAAGCTTTCTCCCTTCAAAGGCGCTTCCTACAAAATACCCTTTGTAGACTGACCCGAAAGAGTATCTGGCGGACTCAGGGTCCTTCAAGTACAGGCCGAATGCACCTTTGGCTTGGCTTACCGCATCATCCTGAGATATCGGGGAGCCGTAGTCAGCAGAGTTTATTTCCTGCTGTGTCGGAATTGGTGCGCAGCCTTGGAGCAGCGCAGGAGCTGAAATACAAATAAATACCGCAAAACACATCCTTTTGAACATCGCCAATCTCCGCAATCAATGATGGCGAAAATGTATCACATGATCGCTGACTGCTGACGCCTAACGAGATAACAGCACGAAAGCCCTTGGAAGGGCTGGATATTCCCATGGCTGTTAGTGCTCTATGGCAGTACACCGATAGCCCCTACCCCTAGCGCTCTCTCTGCTCCGCCATCACCCGCAAGGCTTCAGCCTCCATCCGCCGGAAGTCGCTGAAAATAGTTTGTCGCTGGCTGATCGGTACGCCACACATCCGAATAACCCCGGAGAGAACGCTGTAGTCCATGCCTGTTGCGCCACACGCGCCTGTGCGCCACTGGGTGCTCATGGCCTCGAAGACCTTGAAGGTCTCCCAGTTTTCCGGCCAGATGCCGACTTCCTTGTCGGGGATATCCTGGCGCGACAACCCAAAGGCCATCAGCTCTGCATCTGATGGCCCTGGCTCATACAGCGCGCGCGAGGCGCTTAGGAGTTTCCCAGGCGGGCTTCGCTGAAGGCTTCGGCGTAAGCGTTCAGCACTGCCTTGGGCGCCGAGTTGATCGAGTTGACGAGGATGCGTACGTTTTCAGGCGTGAACTCCTCTTCGATGTCCCAGCCCACAACCACATCCAGCAGTTGGTCGGCTTGCAGGGCGATCTGGGCGGCGGTGAAAGCTTTGAGGTCCATGTCGCCGACCTGCCTGCCCAGTTCGTCGTGCCGCTCGTTCCATCCGGTGTACAACTCGGCCAGCGCGGTGCGGTCCAGATACTTGAACTCGAACTCCACCTTTTCAGCGTTGTAGCCCGCGCGCTGGATCATCACCGGCGCCTTGAAGGTCGGTTTCTGGATCAATTTGAACTTGGCCATGGGTTACACCGCGGCCGCGTAACGGGCTGGGCGACCGGTCAGCGCCAGGCTGATCACACGGGTCATCAGGTTGTTGCGGGACATGGTCGGGGTCGACGTGATCGACACATAACCGTTGTAGATGATGCTGCTGCCGCCCGGCAGGTTCAGGCGAAGCAAGCGAGCCTGCTTGTCGTCGTCAGCAGCTTCACAGACGGCCACATATGGCTTGGACGGATCGTCGGCGACGGTGAAGGTCAGCGTGATCGGGTTCTTTGTGGTCGGCATCTGGCGATCATCATCGTCGGCCAGGAAGCCGAAGGTCAGGAACTGCTGATCACCACCACTGGAATTCATCTCAGTAATCTGCGAGATCTCGGTGAAGGCTGTCACCTCGCGAACGGAACCAATCCCCGAGCCCGCGGGATACTGTTGGATGCTGGTCGTATTGATGTTCTCCAGCGCGAACGTGCCGCTGGCGATCGTTCCAACTCGAACGCCGCGACCATCGAGGCGGGTCCAGCCAGAATTTACGGCAATGATGTCGCCCTCGGCCAGACCGTGCGCCGCAGCCGTCGCGACGGCTGGATTGGCGTTTGTCAGGGCGGTGAATGGGATCGGCGTGCCGTAGATGGACGCGATCTCAAGGGTGGCGCCGTTGGGCATTTGCATGGGTGTTTCCTCTTTTCATAAATGACAAAACCCGCGCAGAGGCGGGTTTCGGGGTTTGCCCAACGGGCTTATTCAGGTGGCGATGTCTGCTCGGTATTCGAACGACACCGGCACGGTAAATGTGGGTGGATCGGGGATACTGGGTCCAGGGTCAACTGGCGACATCGTAACGACGGTTAGGCCTGCCTTCGTGTCTCTCGCGTACAGCGGAAACAGCGCGGTCAGCTCAGCTACCAGTGGGTTCGTCTTTGTCTTCCCGGTGTTCGCCGGAGCCACAATGCTGACCTGGTAGACGCCGATGAACGCGCGGTGGTCGCCAGCGAGCGTGCTGCTGGCGGTATCGCCTGGGAGCATGAACGCCCGCAGATAGGTCTCGCCGTCCGCAGGGTCATACTGGATATTCTCAAACACGACCTTGATGGGCTCTGCCCGCGCCTTGCTCCAGGCAAGTAACTTGGCCTCGTAGATCGACGCGATAATGGCGTGGCTCATACCTGGTTGTTCCTTGTGGCTTCGTCGACGATCTGCTGGAAGCGGGCCAGGGTAATCCGGACCATGCCGCCGGGAGCTTGGGTCGAGTGTCCGTACTCAAGCGGGATTGCGTAGGGCAAGTTATTCACGATATAGGCAGTTTGCCCTGCTGTGAGTGACTCCACCTGCAGCTTAAGCTTGGCCAGCGTTACACCGCCGACCGGGTCGACCTGATCAAGAGTGCCTTCCGCTGGCGTTCCGATGGAAAACTGCCAGTTCCCCCGAAACCGCCCACCGACGTAGTCCCTGCCCGCGACCAACCCGTTCACGTTGAAATTCTGGTCGCGCTCGGTCTTGGTCAGGGGCTTGGCGTACTTCACGCCGCGCCGCAGCTTACCGGCCTTGGTGAAGTTTGATTCGTTCAGGTTGATGATCGTGTTGCGCACTGCGACCTTGAAGTCGTAGTCGTCGGCTGCGCGGGTGTTGGTCTGGCGGTGAGCTACGTTCGCGGCCCATATTTCAGGATTGCCCACCGGTGACATGCGGATAACGCTGCTTCCGATCTCGATGACGATCTCGCGGATGGTCGCGTCGATACCACCCTTCGCTCGCTCGGCGAAGTCGCGAATATTCTCGGCGAAGCTGCCGTTCATGCTCGCGTATTTGTTCGTCACGACCTCACCTGAAGCTCATACAGGATCGGCGTGCCGGCCGGGTTGATCTCTTTCAGCGGCGGCACGATTGACCAGGTGCGGCCCTGGGCCACGACCTTGTCGAGCAGCCCGGGCACCCAAGCCAATCCCTGAGCGGCGATCTTGAGTTTTTTGTCGCCCTGCCTGATGAGGCTGTTGTTTTGGAACTCTTGCCCGGTGAAGTCGAGCAGGATGCCCTGGGCGATTTGCTCGACGGTTGCGCCCGGCGCCTCACCGCCCAGCTCCGGGTCGTACTCGCCAGGCTCCGTCTTGCTTATGGTCACAGGCTGGCCGAACTCTGTGATCATCTCCAGAGCCATCACGGCCATTTCGTCGTAAAAGGCCATGATGGTCTCCATTACAGCTATGCGCGCACTGCGAACAGCCCACGCTTTTGAAGGTAGTCGGCAAACTGCGTAGCGCTCGGCCGGTCCGGTGCCGCCGGCAACAGCCGACCGCTGGTGTTGGAGATCGTGGCGTACTCGCGTGTTACCGCGCCTTCGACACGCTCCAGAGTCACAGCACCCTTGCGCTTCTCCACCGGGTCAATGTCGTCCTGATGGATCTCAGCGGCCAAGGCCATCTGTCCGTACTGGATCCGCGCCGGCAGGTAGTTGTCTGGCTTGATCTGGCAGTCCAGCTCAACACCCCGGCGCGGCCAGGCCAACGCCTGCTCGCTGCTCATCTTGCGGCCTTTCCAGGTTTTGCCATCCATTGCCAACGCGGCCCGGCGAAGCAATGCTTCCTGCTCAGGAACGCCCGCGGGAATGACCGTGCCGAATTTAACGGCATACAGGGCCAAGTCCTCGGCACTCGCGTAGCTTTCGGCGTCAGGCTTGCCGGTGCCGTCCTCGATGATGAGTGTCATGCGTCAACTCGCTGGAATGGTTTGAGATCGGCCGCCGGGTCACCGGCAGCCAGCATTATCACGCCTTGGGCAGATCGGCGACGAGCTTTTCCAAAGATTCTTTCGAGGCGTTGGCCCGGTATGGCACCTTCGCTTCGTCGAGTTTGGCCTTCAGGTTGGCGATTTCCTTCGTCTCGGTATCCACCTGACCGGCTTTGTCGGCCTGCTCAAGAAGGTCGTCCACCTGCAGCTGAAGAGCTTTCAGCTTCTCGACTTCACCGTCACGCTCGCGAATGAGGATTTCCACACCGGCGTTTACCGCTTCGAACACCTGAAACAGGCGATCAGCGACAGGACCAAGTTCGCCATCCGGGCGCACCAGTTCTTGATCGGCGAATGACTCGACGATCAGACCGACAGATTCGAGTTCTGCACGGAAGGCATCGATATTGACGCTAGAGTTGCCACCATCAATCAGCAGCACCTTCGGTACTTCCTTGACCGTAACGTCAGGCACGTCGTCGGCAGCATCTTCGCGGCTTTCGGTAACGCTTGCGTCTACGATGCGCAGGCCGCTTGCTTTGGCGAGTGCCTTCACGTCTTCCTGGTACTGATGGAACGGACCAGGAAGATACCAGATGTTCTTGTTGCTCATGATCATGTCCTCGCCAAGCCGGGCGCTAGGCCCGACTCGGCTTTCTGGGTTACTTGGAGGCGTCACCGATCAGAGCCACACCGGCGGTGTGCTTGATGCTGGTGGCGGTCTTGTCCCAGTTGGTACCGGTCGCCAGTTCGGCGTCGGTTGGCGACTTGCCGCCGGTGGTGGTGTCCCAGGTGTAGCCCTTCAGGCCCAGGCCGAAGGTGTAGTCGGTCTGGAGCGTGGTTTCGATTCGCTCCTTGCCGTTGGTGGTCTGGACGTTGCTGATGATGTCGCGGCCGTCGTGGACCAGCGCAGCGCCTTGCACCAGGGACAGGATGATTTCTTTGTTCGGGGTGCCGGCCTGCATCAGCGCCGGGGCATCCGTCACCACGGAGATCTTGCCGAGGATGTCCACCACGCGGACGTTGCCAGCCTGGAACAGCTGCTGCTGGTTCGCCAGGTTCTGACCGACCAACTTGTGGTAGCTGGTGCCCTGCATCACCTGGGTTACCAGGTTCTGGCTCGCATCGCCGAACTTCGCGTGGGCGTTGTTCAGGCCAGCGTAGGTGATGCCAGCGGTAGCCGACACATCGTTGACCGCGGCGGCCTGGGCGGTGATTGCAGCAACCAGGGCAGCGATCGCGGTGTTCAGCTGATCCTTCAGCAGGATTTCAGCGAACGCACGGCTGGCGACCTCGATGCCTTGCGCGGTTGGACGCTCCAGCCAGGTCATCTGCGATGGCTCGTAGCGGATCGGGCCGAAGCCACCGGCAACTTTCACCGAAGTGTTCTTCAGCTCGGTCAGGTCGGTGGCAGCGACAGCAGCGTTCGCGCTGTAGCGGTCCACACGGCGCTGGGCGGCGGCCAGGGTCTGGAAGAACGACTCCTGGAGGAAGTCGCCAGTGAAGCCGTCAGGAGACAGCACGATTGCGCCACGGCTGGCGGCGTTGAACGCGGCTAGATACTGGTCCAGCGTCTCGAGAGTCGCCGGCATGATGTATTCGTTGAAAACCTGCATTTGCGACAGGGACATGAGTTATTTCCTTACGATTGAGGGAGATCTGGGAACCGGCTTGCGATAGCAGCCGTCCGTTCCTCTTTGGTGCCGCCGATTTTTCCTTTTGCGGCCCCGCCGCCACCTCCAGCACCAGCAGCCCCGCCGCCAGATGCCTTACTACCCGCGATCAACGGCGCGAAGGCCGTGTCGTTTGCGAATTCTGCTTTCAGCTCATCCAGCGTTGCCGCCGAGAGCTTGCCCTGCTGGTCGAGGACGACCACAACAGGCTTCCCGTCGCGCTGCTCGACGCTCAGACGGCGCTCGATGTGCGGCAACAGGGCTTTGGCGCTGCCTGGAATTGCCAGGGCAGACGCGATGTCAGTAGCGGTACGGCCGACGGTCAGATCCCGGATCTGAGTGCTCAGCGTTCCACGCTCCTGCTCCAGCATGCCGTTCAGCTCAGCTTCGCGGCGGTTGTACTTTTCAGACCAGGACTTTTCGAGTTCCTCGACATTGCCGGACTTGCGAGCGGCCTCTTCACGCTCCAGCCGGGCCTGCTCTTCCGCATCCTTGCGAGCCTTCTCGGCGGCTTTCTTCTCGCCGAGCAGTTCTTCCACCTTCGACTTCAGTCCGGATACGTCTTCTGGTTGCGGCAGGCCTTCGATACCGAGGACAAACTTGCCTTCCTTCTCGGTGTATAGCGATTTAACGGAATCATCGAGACCGTCAAGAGTGTCCAACTGATATTTCAAACCCATTTGCTTGTCTCCCAGAGACGTTAGTGCAGGCCCTGCCTGCTATTTGATGCCTGCCCGCTCGAACGCCAGAGGCTCAAGAGCCTTCATCTGCACAAGGGTCAGAGGTGAAAAGTTGCGATCAAGCTGCAGTTCGGAGAATCGTTCGATACTCAGGCCACCTTCGCGGAACAGCTTGGCGCGGACCGGGCCGATGGCCTTGTCCTGAAACGCTGATGGCTGCTGCTGGAGCCAGTCGTAATAGCTGAGGTCTGCCCTCACCTGCTGCGCACCGCCGTCGCCTATGGATGCCCGAGTGGCGTCCTTGGCGAACAAGGCGCTGAAGCGAGTCACGGCTACCACTGTCGAGCGACAGTTGATGTGGATCGGCGGCCTTGGCCCCTCAGTCAGCTTGAACCGCTGCTTGTCGAGCGTCCGGCACTGGCTGGTGGTCTTCGAATCCAGGGTGCTGACCCACTCCACGGACTGCACGACGTCGCTGTTTTCCTTCAGCGTCTCCATACGCGCCTGGGTGGCGACGTGCTGCACTGCCGTCCGCACGATGGCGCCGGCGTTGCGGCTAGTCGTGGCCAGAATGCCGTCGTTGTACTGGAGCGCCTTTGTGCCCCGGATGTTCTTGATGATTTGGAAGTTCGTCTGGCCTTCGAAGAAGCCCTGCCTGATCGCGCCTGTGAGGCGTTGCCGCTCCGTGGCGGTGAAGCCATCAATGAACGACTTGAGCAGCTTCCCGCCGTCCGCACCGCGCACGCTGAGCGGGTTGGCGAGGATTGCCGCGCGGATCGCAGCAGCACCTGGCACCGCCGCGTCGAAGGTGACACCCACCGGTGCCGCCCGGGTCAGGCTGTTTGCTTCAAACTCGGCTTCGTAGTTGGCGATATCCACCAGGTCGAGGTTCAGCTTCTCGCTGTACCGGTCAAAGATGCCCAGCAGCAGGCTATCAACCTCGCTCAGCAGCCTTTCCAGGCGTGCAACTGTGTAATCCGTCAGGTCCGCCCGCGTCAGCCGCTCACGAATCGAGCGGTCGATCTCCTTGAGGAACGGTGCGAACTTCTTCACCTCTCCCGACTTCAACTGCTCAAGGAACACCGCGTGCCGAATGGTGGCGTCAAGGATTGCTTGGTTTGCCGCCATTCGGAATTACCTCGGTGTCGTCCAGGGCAGGCCCGGTGCTTTGTGCTTCCAGTTCATCCCGGATGTCGTCGTCTGTTTTCTCCGGGTTGATCACGCCGCGATCACGCAGGTACTGCCAGAAGTCGCCTTCGGGTAGCTTGCCGCCCTGCACTGCGTTGAACAGCGCCGCAAGGATCGTCGCGTCCAGAGTGATCTGGCTGAAATCTTGGTTGAGCTTGTAGACCACCTCGCCGGTGGCATTCACGAACTCAGCCATCCACACCAGGCACTGGCTATAAGCCTCGCTGACGTTACTCACCACCAGGGAGAGAACGCTGTGCTCGGCCGCGCTGTCGTTGTCAGCCTGGGTCGCAGTCTTCACTGCACTGCCGCGCTCGATTAGGCGGGCGCCAAGGGACACCATGTCCTGTTTCTTGGCGTCCATGGCCTCCTTAGCGACCGTGTTTGGCTGAGCCTGCCATACGCCGCATGCGCCATTTACAGGTAGCAGCCAAGGCGCCCTCGAGCCCAGGAAGATCCCGGCCTTTTCGAGGTGGTCGCGCCATTGCTCATCAAGGCCAGACATCCATGGTTGGGGCTGTCCCACCAAGTACGCTGCCTCTTCATAATCCGCGCTGTTGCGGTAATGCCCGATGTTCACTTCGGCCATGTCGTACAGCGGCGAATCGTCGATGCTGGTGTCGTTGTTCTCGCTGCCCAGGAACTGGAACGGGATGATGCGCCATGGCTGGCCTGAGCCGCTCAGCGGGGCGAATGGCGCGACGGTCATCTCCGTCTTGCTGGATCCCTCCTCCCATACTTCCTGGGTGTACACGCCGGACGCATCCAGGCGCAGCACGCGGTATTGCACAATATGCTCACTGCCGAAACCGTCGTCAGTATCGACGTCGATCTTTTCGCGCAGCACAACCAGACTCAACAGGTGCTGACCGCCAACCTGGCGCGTCTTCCAGTTGATGATTGATTCAGCCGGGTAGCTGGCAATGTTTGCACGGGCGCGACCCGCCTGCTCGTCTGCCTTGCTCACGGTGCCGGCCTCAACGGCGGCGTAATCCACCAGCAGGCCGTGACGACCAACCTCGAGCAAATGCCCGATAACCGACTGCGATTGCTGGTAAACGCTGACGCCTTGCCCGTCGATATCCTTTGTCACGTAGTCGAGAGCACCCGGCACGGTCAACGTTGGCCAAGTGCGGAACACCGCGCCCACGAGGCTGTGTTTGGTGCGCCCGGTCGCGTTGTAGAACACAGCACGCTTCTTGTATGCGTCGTATCGATCTTTATTGTCCTGGGACTTGTCCGAGGCGTTCGGCCGGGGCAAGTAGTAATCGCCAGCGGCCTTGACCGTTTCCGAGCCCTTGCAGACGTCTCGCACCAAGCGCCAGCGGTATTTCGCCGCCGTGTACTCGGGACGGGTGAAAGTGACGTCCGTCATCGAGCGACCCCCATTTTCATTGCGGTGACCGGTTTGATGATCGGGTACTCGCGGTGGATGAAGTAGCCGCCGGCGTCGTTCGCGTGATCGATGCCGGCG